GGATCTATAATACCACAAGTAAATCCTTTTTCATGTGGCGTTATAATTACAGACACTGATGTAAATATATCTAAAGGCTCATCAAAGTTCATTATACAACCTCTATCAAAGCATCAAGCTCTCGTATTTCTTTATCTTCTTCTGGCACACCAGACTCTATTAGTTTTTTTCTTTTAACAGCTAAGTCATGTAGAGTATCGTCTACATCTTCTTGTGCTTGTTCTGCTAAAGTATCTATCTCTTCGTCAGTTATTCCGTATGGAAATGTAATCATAGTAAGTCTCCTAAGTTAGTTTTCATATTTGATTCTTTGATTATAGCAACAAACTTTTTAAAGTCAAGCACAATCAATGGATCTCTTTTGTTCATCTTTAATACCACAACAGGTTCTAAGTTAGCATTAGATATAGCTTGATCATATGCATCGTATAATCCTTTCCATGTTTCTTTGTTTTTACATTCAATAGAAAATGGAAACAATCCTTGTGCAAATCTAGATAACTTAACATCAATACCTGACTCACCCATAATAGCACAAGAGATATCTTCATCTTTCTTCAAGTTAGGGAACGTACTCAATAGCACGTCCCTAACCCAGTTTTGTAGCCTTCGCCCCTTGGCTTTTCTACTGCGTACACTAGTAGCCATTGTCCTCTACCCTAGGATTATTGACTTCAGTGTACCAAACCCACTTGGGGTTTTTACCTTGCGACTGTTGTTGTGGTAACAGTTGCAAGTTTTCTCCCCAACAAGGAAACTTGTAAGGGCAGAAACTGCATGCTGTGCCTAATACTTTATTGCCTGTCTTCTGTTTTCTAAAGTATTCATCTTCAGCTTTGAAACATCTTTTAAATTTTTTGTTTAAAGTTATAGCTCTAATATTATTATCAATAGTACTTAGTGCCTGTTCTTTATATTCATCATCAGCTAGAGGAGCTTCAGTCAATGCCCACTCTCCAGTAGATTTATTAATTGCTATCCAACCACCAAAAGGTTTTTGCCTAGACTCTGCATACATATACCCCTGTGTTAAGTAGCCAAACAAATCATCTTCTGCTACTGCATGGAAGCCACCATTCTCTCCAAACTTATTAGTGAATGACCATGGCGATGCACTTTTAATATCCCATACTTTATCTTCAATCTCTACATCAAGTGTACCATTTACAGTGACAGCATCAAGTTTGTATTCAGTTTTTGTTTGCTCTGATTGTATTTCTACACCAGATGCTTTCATAATAATCATTGCCGCTTGCTCTATAAGATCTCCAAATAAATTTCTCATCTTAACATTGTAAGGTTGCGACTCACCTTTGATACCTTTCTTTTCCATTTGTAACTGGCACAAAGGTCTTCCGATGCTTGATGCCCTAAGACCAAACTCTTTATTTCTTTGGTCAGTGAATTGCTTGCGGAAAGATTCCATGCAAGCGTCACCAAACTGAGTGATCAAATCATCGGATACCTCGACTGCATCTTTGTTAGCAGCCTCCAAAAACACCCTAACTTTTTCTAGGATGCTCGAACTCATGAAGACAATACTTCAACAGGATCGTCATCAAACTCTGCGTCTACTGCCTGCACAGATACAGGTTCAGCTTTCTTTGCTTGTCTCCAAAGTTCTACTATCTCCTCATTCTCTGTGTTAATAGTATCTTGGAATCCAAGAAGAATTTCTTTTTCTTTATCTGAAAACTCTACTTCATCTGCATCCACACTAATATCAGACACATAGAATACATTGCTTCCAGCTTTTTTCTTTTTACTTTTGAGTGTAAGTGTATGATTAAACATTACTTTACCTCTGCGTCTAAGACTTTCTATTGCCTCACCAACAGGTTTAAAGTTACTGCCTGTTACTTTCCACAAGACAGGTAAGTTTATTACCTCTGCTGGATCTCCTCCTGGAAGACTGCCTTTGAAAGAAACTAAACCATAAACTAAACGATAACACTTTATAGCTTTCTGTTTCATTCTTTCTTCATCAGAAAGATTAGCAAGTTCTTTTGCAGGTATCTTACCACAGCGTACACCACCTTGTATATCTATTGCCTCATCTTTCCAAGACTTAAAGATTATACTTCTGTTGCTGTACTCATTCTTGTCTGCATCATACTTCATGTATTGGTATGCATTCATGAATGGTCTAAATGTAACAGGCTTACCGTATGCCATACTATCTAGTTCAGGAACATACACACCGTATGATCCTACTGGCACCTCCGCACCATCATCATTTTCTGGAAACCTATTTATGGCTAGCTTCGGTAAGAAGTTACCAGTAGAAGATTTCTCTTGTCCAATCATAGACATGATCTGATCTTGCGATAGTCCGTCTATGTTTGTTATCTCATTGTTTGTCATATGACCTCCTTTATTATTAATTATATATCTCTTATCTCTTCAATCACCATAAGGTTTTCTTTAGCAGTGGCTACCTTTGCTATTGCTTTATCTATTTCATCAAGGTGTTGAGGGTGTTCCCCAATACCAACAGATTTATTTAAATAAATTTCAAGCGTTGCCTTTGCCTCAGATATCTGAGCCTTATAACGATCTACTAATGCATCTAAGATTCTTGACATAATACTCCTTTCCTATCATACTTTACCATAATTGTCAAGTAATTATATTAATTATTACTAATATAAATATTATCACAAATACTAGTAAATCAAATAGGCTAAACGCAAATCTTTCAAACTTTTTCATAGTACTACCCTTTCTGTTTTTGTTATTATTTCTTGCATATCTAACCAATTATCGCCTATTTTTATCTCTGTGTCAAGCGGCACATTAAACTCTATGTTGTAAAAAGTATGTAGAGATTCTATAACATCTTTTGTTGCTGAGTTTAACAGGTGCGTCATTAAGTCTACTTCATCTGGATGCACGTCAGCTACTATAGAATCATGTACTGTATTAATTAGTAAACTTTTAACTTTATTTTCATGCATAAGTTTATAGGCATTAATGCAAGCGATAGGCACTATATCTGCAGTTGCAAATCCCTGAACAGGATAGTTCTTTATCTGCGTAGAATAGCTAGACCCACCCCATGCCTGTCTCTGTGCATATGGAAAAGAATACTCACGACCTGATGGCAGCTTTACTTTCTTAAACTCTATAGCGTTACTTTGTAAAGTCTCATGCCACTTAGCTATATCTTTATACTTCTCTAAGAAAGCTTTGTAGTATCTTTTCTCATCATCACTACCTGACATGCCACCATACAAAGGTTTAAATGTATGTGCTTTTGCATCCTGCCTAGATACTCCAATAGTATCTGCGGTAAACTGATGTACATCTACACCATTATCTATATCTTTCATGCCTTGCTTATCTTGTGCCAAGAATACAGCTGTCCTAAATTCTAGTTGAGAAAAATCTATCTCCATAATCTGACCACCTTTAAATCTAGAAGTAATAACTTTACGAATAGGAAAAGTATTACCTCGTGGTTGGTTCTGGAAGTTAGGATCACGACTAGATAATCTGGCTGTGGCTGTAACACATTGCATAAACTTAGGATGCAATACACTATCTTCATTTACATGATCTCTTATGCCATTAACAAATGTATTTAAGTATGTATCTATAGCATTATATCTTATAATTAAATCAACAAACTCTTTCATATCTCCCTGCGATCTCATTGATAGCTTCTTTAATGTATCTCTATCTGTTTTGAATCCACCCTCTGCTACTTCTGATACACCAACAGGCATCTGATTAAAGCCTGCAGTCCTGTTAAGCTGTAGATAAATTACACCTTCTCCGTTGCAATGAGGACACTTTGTAAGGTTCTTGAATGGTTCTCCATTTACTTTAAACTTTCGAATCAAACCTTTACCTTCACAATGAGTGCACTGTGTTGCTGATGTTTGTTTGATAACCTCTGTATTGGCTACAACTAAATCTCTAAACTTAGACTTGGATAGTGTGGGTCTGCGTTTCTTTCTCTTAGTAAATTTATCTATACCAATGTTAAATGTATCTACCCATTTCTTTTTATCTTTAACTTTCTTTGAGTATATCAACCAAGATAGTTGCTCAGTACTGCCAGGATTAATAGGAGTATCCCCCATCTTCTCTCTGATAATTCTTTTTATTTCTTGTGCCAATCTGCCAAACTCTTCCTTAAACTCTTGCTCCACTTGGTTTAATGCAGGCAAGTCAATGTTTATACCATTCCTTTCCATCTCACCAAGCACAGGTAAAAACTCATTCATCATCTTTGCAGATTTAAGTAAAGGTTTATTGTCATGCTTTTTAAAGTCTACCATCTGTGCATCAAACAAGGCTCGTGTGGATATAACATCTTGTCTACCATACTCTTCTATAATATTTACAGGTATATCTTCAAAAGATATTTTTTGTTTCATGTAATTATCTACTGCATCTGACTTCTGTGATATGCTTCTACGTTTACATATATCTTTTAATGATAGTGGCTTTCTCAATCCACGAAGTAATATGTATTCTCCTATCATAGTATCATACAATCTACCATCGTATTTAAATCCTGACTCCAGTAGCCACACCAAATCAAACTTAACATTATGCCCAACAAGAAGTGTGGTAGTATCTAACATATCTTGAACTGCCTTATGATTAGCTTGTATATCAAAGCTCTCATGATTGTGATTAAAAAAATAATAGTCATCGTTAGCACCAATACTAACTAGACAATTGTTTGGGTTGAAAGGTAACGGATCTACCTTACCATCTTTTATTTGAAAGCTAGTCTCTACATCTAATACTGTGATCATACTCTGTACCTTGAAAGTTGTGGTTCGATATTACAAGTTATCTCTCCATGATATCCTGATATCTTGTTCTTACTTATGCACATAACTCGAGTTGTGTCAAGAGAATCTAGTGATCCATGCTTGCCTATGCCTATAATTAAATCTGCTTCTGCAGCTTTACCAGTCTTTGAGTTCTCCATCATATCAAAAGATATTCTAGTTTTGCCATGAGCATCTGCTGATGCTTGTGATATTGCTATCACGCAACACTCGTGTCGTTTCGCTATCTCTCTTGCCCCAGTATACACAGCTCTAAGTCTTTTATCTCCTTCCATTTTTCTTTTGCTAAATCTAAATTGTCTGTAATCTCTTCTCGTGTCATGCCTGTATGTGCATTGATGACACGCATCTGTGTTCTGATTGCAGGCTCTTCATTAATTAACGCACACACTTTCGCACCCTGAGATGCAAAACCTTTTAGTCCCCCAACAAGATTAACCCAGAACGCAGTCTTACCTGACTCTGGTCTAGCAAATAGTATAACTAAATTGCCTGGACCAATTCCAGGAACTTGTTCGTGAAGACTTGGAAGATTAAACTCAAACTTAGTTTGAACATCTAATGATTCTAATAACTCTGGTATATCTTCTGTAACTGATTCATGCTCATCAGTATCTTCATCTGTATTATCTAGTAACTGTTTGATTTCATTAAATGATTTGTCTTGACCATTAAATATATCTGTAGCTATAACTGCAACTTTGTGTGCAAGATTTCTTTTGTATACTGCTTCAATAATATCTGTAGCAACAGCTTCGTTTGGTTCTTGCTCATCTTTTATTTCTTGTACAAGAGTTTCAAAGTTCATTCTTGCAGCTCGTGTTAATGCAGGATTATATTTTTCTGTATGTAAATCTATTAGTTCATCTATTGTTAAATCATCTTCGTAATCTTTGTGTGCTTTTTCTATTGTAGAAAAAAAGTTACCAAGTCCATTTGTAAATGTAGTCTTTGAAACTTTACCTTTGTTTCTTTCATAAAAATTTTTTTTAAGTAGTAGCTTTATTAGTTGTCGTTCTTGCATAGCATATCCTTTATCTCATTAGGTTTAAAATATTTCAAGTCATCTTCTAACATGACAACTCTAGTGTGTGCTACCATACCCACTTCTCTTGCTATGTCAAACGCCTTTGTTGTTGCATCTCTATCTAGTGCTACAATAACATTCTTAAATCTTTTTTTAATTACAGTTGTATACTCTTGTGGTAAACTTGTACCCATCAATGCAAGTCCTGCAAAGTCATCTGATACTGCACATGCTGACGCACAATCTTCTACTATAACTGCAGTATCTCCATCACCACATATGAATGGATATTTTTTACTACCATACACATACCACTTAGGCAGTACATTGTAGTTTAAAGATCTACCCACACCTCCAGTTATCTTATCATTATCATCACGCACCATAAATACTGCACGATCTAATGCAGGATCATATCTCACATCTGCTTTGTTAGTATTGAAAGCATTGAATGAGTTGTTGTTCATCAAGTATCTAAGACATCTATCGCTAGAGTGTGGGGATATAAAGTTTTTTGGTACTATGAAATCTACATCTATCTCGTTTTTATTTTGGTATATAAAATGTTCTATATCGTGCATAGTTTTCTCTGTATAGTATGCACCTTTGGCATCACA